GATTTGAACCGAGGTCCACAAATGTGTGATCCTCCTCAAGAACTCAGCACACTACGCTCTGAGCAAACCAATACACGTTTAGCACCGCGAGTCAGTGCAACGTATAAGTTGCATGCGTCCATCTGCTCAGGTTGCAGGATGACCGCGACATCGGCCTCCAACCCCTTAAGAAGAAGCGTGCTTCCAACAGCCCTGCGCGCGACGGGACGTCCGTAATGGCGATTCCGCTCACGAGCTTGCAGCACTGCATCCAAGAAAGTTTTCTCACCAGCTACAGAACGCATGGCCGACAGGCAACAATTCAACATCTCTGGTCTAAAAACACGCGCCCCAGGCTGAGCTTCCAGCTGCTGTAACACCTGCAAGGCCGCACCCAATGTTGGCTGCTTGGCAAAAGCTAGAGCAGCATCTTCAGCCGGGGATGGAGAATTTCTAGCTCGCCCACCTTGCAACGTCTTGATACGACCAAGATACGTTGTCGCATTTACACCAGTCATGACTTCTCCTGCGAAGTTAACCAAGTGATCAAGAGCGTCAGCCCGAATCAAGTCAAATCGGCGAGCGAAGCCAGTCAGGTCAGCAAGGTCAACCGTTTCGACTGATGTGGCTCCTCGCGTCTGGCTCGTGAACTGATGTCTTCCGCGGGGATTGCGAGCATCGCCAATGATGAGGACGGTCTCCTCCCCCTCTTGAAGTCGCGTATGGGCAGCAGTTCGACGCCCGCCCTCAAGATCAGCTCGGTCCAGCTGGATCCACTCAAGCCCGGCAATCGAAGTGCTCAAATCAACATTGCGGCCTGCCTGCAGTTCAGATCGGACATGCAGCAGCCAACGACCTAGCTCCTCGTTACCAGCGTTTATCCACCTCCATGGGGTCTCGAGCTCTCCAATGGAGGGAAATCGAGTGACGACGTCTTGAGTCCAATTAACCAATCGATTGCCCGCAAAGCCAAAAATCGCCTGCATAGGATCTCCTAGAACAACCGTTGGCAGCTCACAGGCGAGTGCATCGATGATGCTGTGCTGAAGAAGGTTGCAATCTTGGTATTCGTCGACGATGACCCTAGCATATGTAGCCCGCAAAGCAGCAGATAAATGACGTGCTTGCAAAAGAGCAAGAGCCGCATTTCGTATTGAAGGGTAATCGTTGCGTGGGTCCGCAATTTCAAGAACACGTGAGTCGATGGCACTTCGCATCGGAAACATCGCGATAAGACGCATGGCAAAACCATCAATCGTAGATACCCGGAAGCTTGATGAAGCAACGCTGGCCTTCTTCATGCGCTGACGCAAAGCTGCGGCTCCTGCATTAGTGTGGGTCAACACGAGAACAGGCTTAGTGCCAACGTGCTTCGACAACGAAAAGGCGATGAGATGCGTCTTTCCGCAGCCAGCAGGTGCGGTTACAGACCCACGGTCAACCGACAACAGATCGAGTTCAGGCTGCATGAATCCAATCACGGAATTTATTGATTAACACTTGAAAGTCCGCATCAGCCTCAGCTAGCTGCGGCCCCACAATTTCATTTGCAACCTCTTGAAATGCAGTTATTGACTTGAACCAACCATTGCCTTTCGTCCGCGCTGCAATCCCTAGCAAAGTTTTTGTGTCATCTGAGAAACTGTCAAAAATCGACTCACATTCGACAGCATCCAAGTCCACCTTACCGCCGGTCTTCGACTTGATGTGGTCATTAACTAAATCGCGACCATGAATGTCAATGGCCTTCGCGAGCAGCTCATCGATACCTTCGTCTGAAAGACTGTGAAAGAGCTCATCTTCAAGAGCACGTCCTTGCCGCCAAGTTACCGACTCCCCACCAGCATCGTGAAACGCCTGAACCACGACGGGGGTAGGCGGTTTGTCTGCGTCAGCCAGAACCAACACGCGATATCCAAGTTTCAGAAGTGCACTGCCTTGCTCAAAACAGCGATCGGGTTCACTACCTCCGCTATCCACATAGGCCCCCCCAAGCGCAAAAAACGAGGTATGCCCCTTATTGCTCCAGTACTGATCCAGACCTCGCCCAAATCCAACTTCAGATGCGCCCTCACACACAACAATAGACTTAGCCAAAAAAGCTTCAGCATTCTTGCGCAGCATTCCTTGAATATCGTCTACCGCCCCGACGCGACGTACTCGGTGCCGATCAAGCTGTGTACGTACGACGAACACTTGATCTGCGGTCAACTCTCGTAAGGCGACAGGAGAATGACTTGTCATAAACGTCTGCAGCAACTCGCCATCGTCTTTTGCACCAAGCGAATCTAGCAACCTCGCAAGGCGATGAGGCTCAAGTCCATACTCAACTTCATCGATAAGCGCGATCGAGGCCGACGCGGTAGCCTCTCGCTGAAGACCCGCGACAAGCAACCTTGATGATCCGGTCCCAAGGGAGCGCAGGGGAATCCCAGCTTCGTTATGCAGCGATATGGCGCCATCTCCAATCGATATCGAGTGCGCGTCAAGTAATGCGCGCGCAGATGCTCCCACAGGAACACCCAAGCTATTAGCCACAACTGTCACAGTAGTCAGGGCATCAGTAAGCTGAGCATCAGCCTTGTCGCCAAAGCTAGCACGAGCCAGTCGACCAGCAGCAGCAAGCTGCGATCCTAATTCTGCTCGGTCTTCCGTCAGACGATTAAGTACCGAATTACGCGACCAAGACAAGTTACTGTTCGCGAAACTTCCAATGCGTGCTGGAGCAAGTAACGCACGATCTTTCCACGCAAGGCTACGCTCTAGCCCATCACGTTGCGCGCGATCCGAATAGAGAGTCCACACAGGTTCAAGGTCTGCCGCCACAGTAAGGCGAAGGGTCAGAACAGTCGAAATGCCGAATCTTGGCTCATCCTCTACCCGCCCCGTTTCCGGATCGAAGCCCCGCAAGAAGTCGCCATAGACATCAAGATTCAATAGCTGGTCAGGTAAATCATCAAGAGTAGCCAGTATGACGATAGGCTGAGTAACGTCTAGATTGTGGAAGTCCGTGTCACCGAAAGCAACGCTGCGACGCGCACCTAGGCACAGGTCTATCGCATCAAGGATGGTCGATTTTCCACTGTCGCCCGGCCCGATCAAGCAGTTAATGCCATCGGACGGTGCCCATGACATTTTTTGTATCGAGCGAAAGTTTTGGATTGCCAGATGACAAAGCTTAGCCATGAACCGCCCCAAATGATTTCAATATGCCAAGTATCGTAGCGCGGCAACCTAAGATAAATATGCAGCAGTCACAAAAAGGCTGCTTTGTTTTGAATAACGCACACAACTTTACCTCTCGAATCCATATGCACGCCGATACCAACGCTGGATTTCAATCAGCATAAGCGTTGTTTGAGTTGCATCTTGGCGAAGTTGCACACAACCTAAATCCGCTATCTCATCTCTGAAGGGAGAAGGTGCAATGTCGGTGGAGCCATCAGCAACTCCTTCGGAATTTGTGGAAACGGCGGGCAAACCGTCTGAACTGAGTTCGGACTGGTCGAGCACCCGCTCAGGCCCAAGAACAAAGCCACGACTAGCCAATAGGTTCGACTTCTTGCGATAGTCATCAGAGATCTCCTTCGATATTTGGTTTTGAACTTGAGCTACATCGGTAGCGTGTTGCTCTTGCTTTGCTTGTGCGATTTGCACGTTCTGCTTCTCAGCATCCCACCGGCGCTGCAGACGGGATTGCCCCATCTGCAGGCCTAGTAAAAACGCCATGAGAAGCAGCAGTCCCTTGAGAAACAAGGATTTATTCAATTCGAGGAACGCACGAATCAAGCTCATACGCCCTCCCCGTCAAGTGAAGCCAGGCTGTAGGTACCAATCAAACGAATGAGCTTGTCGGCATAGTCAGGGTCCGTGGCATAGCCTGCTTTAAGGAGCGCGCGCGCAAAGGTCTGCGCCGAGACACACAAGAAGCAGTCTTTGTAGCGAGGGTTGCGTTTCAAGAATGCAGCATGGTCATCCACACTAGCCTGCCATGTCGGGTACTTACGCCACTTAGCGGGCACGACGACCCACTGCCCTCGGATGAACTCCTTGGTGTCAAGCGTCACGGTTTCACCGCGCCACAAACTGTCTGCCTTAATACCGAACAGGTTCTTGGCCGTCTTGGTAAGCCCTGATTCACCCCAACCAGACTCAAGTGCCGCCTGGCTCACCGTGATGCTGGCTGGAACGCCCGTGGACTTGTGGCACGCCCGTGCGGCAGGCCCAATGAATGCAATGAATTCTTGTGGCTTCACAGCATCTCCCTCACATCTTTGGCAACCTCATCAATAGAGGCATCACGCCTCTCCTCTATGAAGTTAAAAATCCACCGCACCAATGCCCAACCGGGCAAGCCGCAGGCAAAGATCAAACCGCCCATGGCGCACAAGCCAACCGTCGAGAACGCCCAGTGGTGAAGCTGGAAATACTCGATCGTGGTCGCACCACCTCCAATGCTTGAGACCACCGTACTGATCAACCCCACTGTCCACTCACGCTTGTCACGGGGAGGCGTCATGAGCATGACCACGACAGCAGCAAGCGTTGCGCCACTGGCGGCGGCAGCAGCCGTTCCACCAAAGGCTTTGTATGCAGCGGCGGCTCCTGCCACTCCGCTGCTCGTAGGTTCTGGCATTTCATAACTCCCAAAAAAATACCCGCCTGAATCACTTCAAGGCGGGTTGTGAACAACTCGTTCGTTTATGTTTGATCAGCATTATGGACAGCAGCGCTTTCTGCAACGCAGGTCACCTCCACCAAGTCAGCTCGAGGCTTGACGCTCATCACGCGCGCCATCTGGGCCCAGGTCTGCCCTACCCCAAATGCAAAGTGCGTTCGCTCCTCACCTCCACCCGTTTGGATTGCAATGCTCGGCACTTGCTGCAGCACTGCATGTCGCTCTGTCGCTCCGATCGTCACACCTATCGGGTCAGTCACAGAACCATCTACGCGTCTCAAAGCGATGTAGTGATTCGCCCCTGTCTGCCAAGGCAAGCGTTCAGAACAAACCAAGACTTTTGATGCACCATCCCAAGACAAGGCCTCACCACTGACGCCCCAGCTAGGCATGTCATGGCTGATGGCCACCAAGTCACCATAGGTCGGGATGAGCCCTTCCAGCTCCGTCCTAAAAGTGATGATTCGTCTGCGGTATCGATTGGCCGCCGCGATGTACTTTCCCTCACGCATCGCTTGGAACTTGTCAGTGCAACCAAAGAGCTTCAAGCGAGCAGGCTTAGAGAGGGCCGAACCCGCAAGGGCCACCGTGACCTCATCAGGCTTCCAGCTCTTGGGGTTGAAGTATTCAACTGTGACCGCATCCGCTGTCGCATCACCTGGCATCACGTACTGAATCTTCAAACTGCTGCGCACGATGTTTCGGGTGGAGAACAAGGCCACAGGGATGGTCTTGGGCTCATCTCGAACAATGCGCACGATGCCGCCTTGAAGGAACGGCACCGCACGCCCAGCTCTGGCAATCTGCCCCATGGCGTCCCAAACCGTTAGGTTCTGGTCAAACACGCCATTGAACGTATCCCCACGTGCAGACCACACGCCGTCCAGTCGAGCTAGTGCATTCAAGTCAATCTTTGCATCAGGCAACCCTGCCCCGTAGCTCGAGCGCGTTGCATCGGCAAATGCCCAAGCAATCGAGCTAGTAGCTTGTGGTGAACTCCACCCTGTGGTCTTTGACCAAACAGGGAGCTTTCGTGTGACCAAGCAGTTCACCAAACGAGATGACCGCTGCGACAAGTTGTCCGTTGCACGCATGCGCAAAGCCAGCAAGGTCAAATCCGGCGGAAAAGTTGGATTGACCAGATAGCCCTTGGCCTGTCCCCAGCGAAGCTCATGCCCCGCACGAGTACTGACGTCTTTGGTGTCTAGCCTTTGAACGCGCACCTCGTAGCGCCCGGCACCCACTCCGTATTTGTAGGTTCTACGTTGAGCTGTATTGGTAGCTGCCGAGTAGGACTCATCGGCAAGGTGAAGCCATCCGGAGGTGGCATCCCCATCGTCATTGATGGTTCTTGCCTCAACCCGCCATTGAACGGTTCGACTATCCAGCGTTCCACCATCAGTCGCGTAGTACAAGCCACGCATCATCACAACGTCAATGCCAATCTGATTGACTTGAGTCCCCGCAGGGTTGAGTGCAAAGGGTCCAATGATGCTGCCGCCCGTATCAGCGACGGCAATCAACTCCTGCCCCGTCACCTCAGCCGCTGTCACCACATCGTTGTTGAACAAGGTGTTTTGACCACCCGGGTCAATGACTTGGGCCTGCACTTCTTCAAACGAAGAAATGGGACTGTCATCAATCGACAGCTCCTCAAACTGGAAGTGCCCAATGCCGATCACATGGAGTTGGTGCAGGTACTCCTCGTTGTCGACATACTCCGTATAGGGCATCGCTGCCAAATCCGGATAGATCAGATGCTGCCCATACACAACAGGAATTGGCTGGGACAGCCGTCCGTAGTTGCCACGCGCCTGCAGTGAGTAAGTTGGACTTGGCGAAGAGGAACTAGCTGTCGCATTGGGCAGACTCTGATTGGGTAGCGGGACCAAGGCATTCACGATGATCGAACCCGTCACAGCGATTGCGGCCGATGCCACCGAAGTCGCTACCGCCCCGGAATATCCAAACGATGCGGCCAGCTGAGCGCCATAGGCGTTGGCCACGACCAAAACGGCAATCATCAGAACAGTCTGCAACGGGTTCTTACCCCCGCCTCCACCGCCTTGCGGCAGCGACACCAATGCAATGACATCTCCAGCCTCGATGAGGGTCAGGCAGCGTTCAGCCATCAGCACAGGCTTACCGTTCTTGAGCACCAGCGTTGGTTGCTCAAAAACGATCTGCTCTTGGTTCATCCATTGGCTGATGGTTGGATTGCCCTGAACGTGATGGACATCACGCTCATGGGGATCGAATGGGTTTCGAAGCCAAACTACGACACCGTCATTGCTGCTTGGCATGGCTCACCTCGAAATGCATAAAACCCCTCGACACGCCAGCCATGACGGTCTAACGCCCACAAGTCCTGAAACACCACACCCGCACCTTGCGCGCAATGCAACACGCCTCCACCATCAATGTCTAGCCAAACACCGACATGCGCTGGATATTTGGATTGACGCATCAGCACGGCGTCCCCATGTTTTGGCGTTGGCACGCGCTGCCAGCGTTTTCGCTCAGGGTGTTCTTTGAACGTCTTGAGCACCACTCGCAGATCCAGCGCATCCACGGGGATGAGCGGAAGCTCACGTCCGAAGTGATGCCACTGCACCCATAAAAAAAGGCCCCAGCAGTCAAATGACTCGGGGCCTCGCGCACCTGCTATCCATGGGCGACCTATGTAGCGGTGCGCCCAGTAGTCGTCTGTTAGTTTCATTACTTACCCATCACCGGGCAAGACCCGGAAACTCTGTGGAGGTGTACAACCGACTCGGAAACGCCTTATTACCGATATCGACCATTCGCGCCCTTGCGGTCACTCGCATCACATCCGCCTCCACCTCGGTTAGTACCAGCGTGATGGGAGGGTCCATCTGCGGCCCCTCCACATCGTTTGACAAGTACGGGCGATAAGTGACTTCGATGGAAGTTTCTGACTCCGACGCAGCATCAAGGTGTTTGACGATTTCGCGTGAAACGTTGTCCAAGGTCAGCACGACCTCAGGAACAGGTGCGATGTCCACTGGCGGCAAATCCAAATCGAACCCCATGGCCACGAACCTCACCGTTTGGCTGGGGTTCAACGGTGCCGAGGCTTCGAGGCGAGCAAAGAGGTCTTGCTGATCTCGCACCACCCGGATAGCTGTTGTCACACCCGACTCATTTTTAAAGTCAGTGTGGCGCAGCTCCAAGGTATGCAGGATCACCACATCTGAAGGCGAACTCGCGTACGCCTCTCTCAACGCATCACTCAATGTCACATCAGGCATGCTCTACCTTGATGGGGATGACACGATGCTCTTTCGCTTCGGAGTGCTCACTGACCAATCCGAAGATATCTCGCCGCTCCTGCGGGAAATCGCCCTCGATGTAGAACGGGAAGGAGCCAGTGAGGAACTCAATGCCAGCGGCTAAGAACGGCACGTTGTCGGCATAGGAGGCATCGCACCCTGCCGTCCACAAGGGGCCGTCCAAGAACATGCAGGAGCCTTTGCACAACTGAAGCACAGGACAGTTTGAACAACCATCTCGCTTGCTCCAATGCGTGGCGCTGCGCATCTTGACTGCTTGAAGCTGAGAGATGTGCCCAATCTTGTGTGACTCGCCGTTTGGAGCGACAGCGGCTGCACTCACGTTCTGGCAAGTCAACACATTGCCGTTCAGATCAACAGCGAGGTTGTCGGTACGGTCCATGCCGCACTTTTGGCCCAACGTACTGGCAGGACGACCTTGGGCCACAGACTCCACAAAGTCCATGATCTTCTTGCGACCGATGTCAAAACTGGTCACCGCACCAGCACGCAACTCCCTGAATGCATAGGCACTGAAAGTGACGCGCTCCCCTGAAGTCTGAAACGTGGAAGCCAATCCACCCTCGTCATACGGGTCAATGAATGCGCCCTCGCCAATGACGACATCCTCACCAAAGCGTTCGCGTAACCAAGCCTGCACATGCGCGCGACTTGGATTGTTTGCATGAATCATGGCGTTGATGCTGATCCGCCCCTCAGGCTTCAAACGTGCGTACAAATCAAAGATGGCAGCTCCCTTTTGTGGATCATCCAAAGGATCTGCACCGCGCGCGTGATAACCAGGACCATCGTGCGACAAACCCACAGAGAATCCCAAACGGTCAATCCATGCGTTCTTGTCCGCGTCCAACAAACTGCCATTCGTAATCATGCTGAACTGAGCCTTGGGGTACATCGCCCTCAACCGCTCAGCCAATGGCTTCAAGGTCTTCCAGTAAACCAGTGGTTCGCCTCCCCAAAACTCAATGCGTTCTGGAGGTTCAATCAGCGCATCGGTCAATGAGTTTAGAAAAGCACCAACGTCTTCTGGATTCGTTTGATCGGCATGGTGCACAAACCGTTGTGAGCAGTATGTGCAGGCGTAATTGCAAAGCAGCCCAAGACTGATCTTGAGCACTCGCACATTGCCCTTGCGACCGGGTTGATCTTTGGTAACCACCGTCGCATCACGCCAAACGCGTTCTTTGACTGGAACGACCGACTGGCCATTGCTCCAAGCAAGGCTAGAAGTTTGGTTGTTGTAGACCAGCGAGTCTTCTGTGCCGTCTGGCTTGATCACATAGATGCGGAACTCAGCCATGGGCGCGCTCCACTTTGATATTGAAAAGAATGTTCATGAACGGTTGCTCCCCAAAGTAGGGTTTCTGAAAATGAATCGCTCTGGCATCAAAGGCGATCAACAGACCGCGATGAGGTTTGATCCAGAACTTGGATGGAGACTCCCAAGGCATGAGCAACCCAGCAAACCCGGACGAGCGCCAGGCGGGGTTACAGATGGCGAAGCCATTGGGTGCGAACTGATTGATCTGCGGCATCAAGCCAAGCGACGCGTCAAGCTCGGGGCCGAACGGAAAGTAGATGGCCTGCACATCACATTCGTCTTCGTCGTTGTGCGGCATG